CGGACGGGCCAATGGTCATACATTCTACCAGCCACATCCGCATAAGGTTGATCCATCTATCCACGGCAGACATTGTTGCTCTGCCAATTGCGCCAACCTGCTCGGGAAGGCACACCCAAGAAAGAGAGGAAAGAAATCATGAAAAGTAAAACGCTGTTCAACAAAAAGTACCCCTTCCAAGTCTGGTGTTGCAACCAAGAGCTTTACGAACAGGGCGAGGACATGGGGCTGTCGAAAGCATTCGCCGCTTCCAAGCCTGCCGTGAAGTTCTACAAGGAACAGATCGTCCTACATCGTGGCAAGGTAGCGTTTGAGTTTCGACACTACTCAAGCCAATACCCATTGAGCTACGGAACCTTTTAAACAGATCGGGGGCCTCGGCCCCCCTTCTACCACTCGCCACCGTATTGCAGTGCCGGGTCGGATTTTATCTCCCTCGTGATTAGTTTTATCGTTGACTCTTTTGAACTCATTGCTCTCTTCATTACATCAAACCATTCATCCGAATGTTCCTGATTCTCCCATCCGCTGAAGCACGGCGTACCCTGCGTGAAGTGGACTAAGTTCGCTGTCGGGTGTTCAAGGTATTCCCCGACAAGATGATTCCACTCTACTGGGAGCGCACCTATATCATCGTCACTGTCCAGCCATTTGAACTGATGCAGTTCCAATCCTGTAGCCTTGTTGATATATTTCGGGGATAATTTCTTGCACTTCCAGTTATTAAAGACCACAACGCTGGACCAGTTTTTCTTTTCGTATGTGGTCTGTATCTGGTCGAGGAATTTTACCTTGCTATTAGGGGTGTAGTCATGATGGACCACATACACGGCCTTTTGCGGGTAGCTCCCCTCATGGGCGAACATCATAAGCTCCGCCGGGTCAGCCCGAAAGATGGTGTCGCAGTCCACGAAGATAGCCGTGCCTTGGTAGTCGCACAGGTATGGGACCATAAACCGGGACATCGAAAACTCCGTGCTTTGCGTAGAGTGCCGGGGCTTTCTATATTCCGTCATGTGGGTGAGGCAGACCGGGGTGATCGCTACCGGCTGTGTGGCATGGTCGATGATCGACTGCACGCAGGTATGGTAGGCGACAATTTCCTTGCTGTCATAACCGATGAAAATCCTTAACATCAGTACCCCCGATACCTACTGCCGCCACCACCTACCTCCCATCCTTCGGCGGTAACGGTTTTGTTCATCAAACTGCGCCATCGCTATCTGCTCTGGAGATGGAGGCCTTGGAGCCAGACCCGTGCCTGCATACTGTCCTGTCTGTTGCAGTGGATCGAACTGCGCCCGTGATTGTGCTATTTCGTATTCTCCCCGTGGACCCTGTCCGAGTCGGTTCCCGGTTGCCAATTGCATCGCCGCCAATTGTGCCGCCTTCTCTTCATTTACCCTTGGGTCATCTGTTCCAAAATCCATCGCCCTTGATTCAAACTCGTCCCCGCCGGGGTACATTTCCTCCGCTCCACCTTCATCCCCAAAGAACGGGTCCTGCTCCTCCATTCCGCTTGCGGCTAGGGATGTTTCCTGCATTGCACCGTCTTCTATATCCGGTTCAAACTCGGCAAAGTCAGGGTCGCTTTCCATTAATTCATCCATATCGATTTCTTCTGATTCAACCCCCTCTCCGCCTTTCTTCCCCAGCCGCCTACCAAGCATCATCATCTTTGCCTGCAAGGCTTTTACTTCTTCTTCCTGCATCCTGACCCCCCACGGGTCCTGCCCCCATCCCGGACGGATAACCTGTGAACTTCCTGACTCCCCTGAATAACGTGGCATATTATTGTCTCCTTTTTTCGTCTATCATCACTTGATCCCGACCACACGCATATCCCGTATCACCTTGTGGTATACCGGGTCTGTTACAATTATGTTTTCCTTCTTGAATCCAGCCCCGACTTGAGTTGGTTGTACGAGTAGCACCACTTATGATTCATCTCTTTTTCTCCAAATGTTTGCTCCCCGTACAATCCATAATATGTTAGAGAAGGGTCCCTCTCCCCCTTGGCAAAGAGGTTAAGTATCTTGTTGATACACGGGACCTCGATGACCAGCCTGCCTCCCGGCTGTAATATCTCGTACCATCGCTTTATCGCCTCACGGCCCTCCCAAACGTAAAGATGCTCGAAGACATGAACGAGTGCGATCTGTTCCACGCTGTCCTTCTCGTACCCCTCAAGTTTGGTTATATCCCCGGTGATATCGTGGCGGTTTGTTCCGCCTCCACCGAAGCCATCGATGTTGGTCCATCCGGTCCATCGTTGGATTCCGCTCCCCAAATGGAGCTTAATGCCTTGATCCACTTCTTCCCGATAATCTGCGGGTGGTAGTTGGATGATACGAATTTTTGTGCCGACTCGATCCTTCCCTTTATATACTTCTTGTTTGATTGAACCCATGCCAATCCCTTTCCGATGTCACCGATGTACATCCATTCCTTGAACTTATTATATTCAGGGTGTGGTTCCGCCACAACGAAGACCCCTTGTCTGATTGCCTCGAGCATCCGGTTTGCCCCCTTGTGACTCTTGTATCCCTCATCCCCGGTAGGAATGACAACGATGTCTGACTGCTTGAAGCCGTCCATCATGTTCTCGTGGTTCCACGGTACAACCGGGAAATCCTTACCGGCTACCGTGTCGGTAAGCTCGATGCCGTTCGTTATGACCATCAGGTTATAACCCTTGAGTTGGTTCCATACCCGGTGCAAGTGTTCAAAGTTTGTCGGGTGTCCGTACCAGAGAACATTCTCTGGGGTCCATTGCTCCCACCTGTGCCGGGGCGCAAGCTCCGGGAACTCGTAGGCATCGTTGATGACAACGACTTCAGGAGAAGGGGCATTCCATGCCACTTTTTCCAGTATGATCTTTCTCATCCTGTCGGTACTGGCAACAACCAGATCGGCGTGGGTACACATCCAGCGGTAATGATCCCCCAACTGCGGGTGGTCGAAGTGATCGTCACAGACATCGAACACCACCTTTGGATCAGGGCGGTCCTCCGCCACAACCGCTATCTGGTTTCCAGCCATGAACCCCGGAGTTTTTATTTGCTCTATAGCGGCCCGGTCCTTGTCCGGGGTCCAGTGCTTGCTGAACACGAAAACATCAGCGTTAAGGCCATCGTAGGAAGTTACAATGGCACATTCAACCTTGGCCTCCTGCAACGCTCTGGCTGGCATCAGGGTCCTGTACCGATACGATGCGTGCATGAACATTGCCGAGCCTACAAAGGAGACTCTCATTCTTCACCTGCATTCCAATCAACAATACCGTTCTTCCTGCGCTCTTCCATCAGGGAGGAGATTAACCCGTCCCCGTAGACTTTGATTCGTATATCACCGCCAAACATTTTTATCATATCCTGAAACTCGTTGGCCTGTCCTGCCATCGCCGGGTTGCACCAGTGGTCCTTACCATTGCTGTGGACCTTGATCACCTTCACCGCATGATCGCCGCCCGTGTGGATGTTCACCCGCTTGTACTTTGAATTCTCATCCTTGTTGCAACTGTCGAACCCGTACAGGTGGAACCGCTTGAAACCCATCAGGTAGGCAAGGTTAAAGGTCCGCAGTCCTGATGTCGTACCTCCCCCCACCATGAGCCTACCCTTTAGGAGTTTCTTCTCCCCCACATTCGACAAGGCGTGCCACATTACAACCTTATACTTCTTTAGCAATTCAAACATCTTCGGGGAACACTGGCTGGCTAAAAGATACACCACGCCCCGATGCGTATAGGGCCACTGCCCTGCAAGCTGTATCCGGTCTATCATATGGTCCTGCGGGTCAAGGAACACACATAAATCCGGGATGATGGACATCTCCTGAATGAGCCAATCGTGCGCTCCCTTGATTGCAAATATAGGACGGCCCTTCTGCCACTGCCCTCGTATCGATTTCTTTACTTCCTCCGACTCGATGGAGGGGCCACATCCAACCAGTACCGCATTGCCATCGTTGTGGACGTATGCGCCTTGGAAGGAGGGAAACTGCGATTCGTACTTTTCCAGATTTCCTGCGATCTGTTTTATCAGTTGCTCTTCATCGTAGATGCACTTCGATTCAATTTTTAGCGGTACAGGGACCGCTGTCGTTCGTATGTCTCCGGTAATGGTATCATCTTCGACAGTCATGCAATTCCTTTCTCTATTGGTGAAGGTCGGGGACATCCCGGCGAGTTCGGGTCTGCCCCCTTCCAACATTTACGCTACGTTCCCAAACCAACTAACGTGAGCGTTTTGTGCAATACAAGTCAACGCACTAATGGTCGTTGCGGATGACAGGGTAAACAGGCCAGCTATGAAGCCTAGCCCGGATGTGCCCGTTGCGTTATCCACCCTTCCACCTGTGGTTGTTGCAAACAAGGGTGCGCCAAGCGCAGAATCCTTCTCGATGGTACACCTGATCTTGTTGCCGCTCAGTGCAACCCATCCGAACGAACCGGATGCAATTGCTACCTGTGAAAAGGCAACAGCCTTGCCGTTTGCCGAAGCATTGGCAATGGTCAATGGTGCTACTGTGCCGTCTACAGTCAACGATAAAACATCGTACTGTGCAATGGTTGACAAGGCCCTCGTGTACATGAACTCAGAATTCCCATCACATCTAACCTTATGCCCAAGATCAAATCTTGAGTCTGCGGTAGTAGAGATGGTTTCCGTCAAGTTCACACCAAGGGTCCCGTCAATTGCTCTTGATGGTGCTGATCCAACTGCCATGACGTTTCTCCTATGGTTAGGCTTTAACGATGCCTTGAAGTTTACGATTGGAACAAACCATGTTGCCCTGCCAGATGATCGGTATGATCACTGCGTCTTGGTTTATGCTCCGTTGCTCTGGTACTTCCGTCATGTTAGCGTCACGATGGACAACTAACCGAAGGTAATCCGTGTTTAGGAAATACATCGTGGAGGAGGGAATCCCGCCGCCAAATGATGTGCCTCCGTCAAACACCACATCCGCCGTGACAAACTTCAGGCTCTGAAAGCCGTCTACTGCGTTGGTATGGTTTGACTCATACCGTTGCAGATCGGACAGGCTGTTCCAATAAAAAGTGAAGTAGTCATTGGAAGACATGATGAGGTCAGGTTTATCATTACCACGAACAAGCTCTAACCAAAGCGGTTGCATTAGAGAAGCCATCGTGGATTTGGAAACGGTTACTGCCCCGCCCCCTTGAATTGGACCCGCCGCGCTCTGGACATTATTCGCCCAAAATGCGTAAGTGGAAGAGTTGATTCCACCCACAGTTCCGGTCCCGTCATTAGAAACGATGGCTTGGATGCCACCGATCTGATTGGACGATGTTCCATCGGAATAAATATCCGATGAAATATTGTTCTTGAATGTCCGCATGGCGTTTGTCATGCGAGACTTGGCAAGGCCAATCAACTGGTTCTTGCCAGCGTTGTTACGAAGTTCCAAACCACTTGCTGAAACGTGAACTGCCGCCTGCTTCCAATCGTATTTAGCGGCTGAAATGACATCACTGACTGAAACATCAAGGGTGTCATACCCGCTGTACCGTTGGTAGGTGGAGTTCTCGGCGTAGTCAAGCGGCTCTACAATCTCGTAACCACCATCGATAACACTCATGCGCCCCTTGCGGTTGATCCGCTGAAGCAGAGCATTGTTGTTAGACACATTGTCCGCAATACTCTTCCGGTGTTCTCGAAGCGTGGTCGAGACAATCTCCGTAAATGTACTATTTGGAGATGCCATAACTTGGCTCCTATATTAAGGGAGGCTACCGGGACATCGCCCTGTCGTATGCCTCTTCCATTGTTTGATCCATAGTCTTACCAACAGCAATCTTTTTACCGCCACCGCCCTTGCTTTTAAGGTTGGTCCCGGCTGTCTTCTGTGCCCTGTCCGCATCCTCCTGCGCCCTCTTCGTCCGCTCGGTATAATCGGCCTTCACCACTACCTTCTTACGGATTTCTGGATGGGCGTTGATAGCCATATCATATGCTTCGTCCATGTCTTGGGCCTGACCGCCTGTCATAAGTGTGCCCATTAAGAGCCGCACCTCTTTAAAGTGTTCATGCCCTTTCGCCTTGGAAAAGCTATCGATCTCGGCATCAATCGATTGGATTTCACGGGTTTCGGCTGACTGATCCTGATGGTTAGCCCGTTGTTCCATCTGTGCGATCCGGGCATTTGCTTGCGCCAATGCGTTCTGCATTGCCTGAATATCCGGGTCAACATAGATGTCATCTTGGTTGGTATTTGGCTCCTGTCCGAGCGCACCTTGTATGGGGACGTTAAAGGTCCTTACAAGATCGCTCACCACGTTTGCCCTCTGCTCTGGTGTTCCATTGCGTAGCGTGTAAGCGGTTCGCAGATAGTCCTGATACGCCGTCACTGTGTTTGCCCCTTCCGCATCAATCATCGCCTGATAGGGTGCTTCCACTTGACGTATGGAATCCGCAAACTTCTTACCCTCTACGCTCTGCTGGATTTTGGACGCATACTGTTTGTCTCGTTTGAGGAACTGGTCCTGTTGTTTTTTAGACAGGGTGTCCCACTCTTCGCTGTCGGCCTTGTCCCATCCTATCGGAACATCACGAATAGTCTTCGTGTCTTCCTGAGACTCCGACTCCTCAGTACCGCCATCCTCCTGTTGCGTTTCTTCCCCGGCTGGCTCCTCGGTTACAGGTGCGGCCTGCGCCTCCTCCTCCCGTGGTTCCGGTGCCGGGTTATTGCTGACAAATTTACCGTCTTCGCCCCTCGGCTGTCCGGGTTCCTGCTGACTTTCAAACGCCTTATCCATCGTTTCCGCAATGTCCGAACCTGCAAACATATCATTGGATACCGTGGTGTCTAAGCCGCCTGCGTCAGTCGTTGCTTCTTCTTCTGCCATGTTGTCCTTTCGCCTACGTCCCTAATATCCGGGACTGATAGACTGATCGCTCAAAGTTATCGTTCTGTAAAATTTCCGGGACCTTCTCGTTCCGGTCCTTCCACTTCATCATACGCTGTCTCTCACCGGGATCGACCTCTCGACAATCATTTGCCTTGAGGTCCTCCCTGCGTTGCCTGCGCCCTGATACCAACTTCATATGCCCTCTCTCCGGGTCATAGGTGGAAGGGGACAGGTAGTCCTGCGTGTCGTTCATCACAAAGTGATGGCTGGGTTTCGCATAATTCTTTTCAAGGACGAGACTGTTCTTCTTCTCATCCCATATCCATTTCTTATTTTTTATCATACGGCCCTGCGCTTCATACTGAATACCGTTGTCTGCCGTGCCCGTCCTGCGGTTCCGGTACTGGTGTACGAAACCTCGAAGGTTCCGTCCGGGCCAAGCACAACGCCGTCCCTCGGCAGGGTCATTTCATACCGCTCCCCGTCCAACTTCGGATAATACTTATCCAGCACGGCATCCGTTCCGCCAATTGTCGGGCTGGTTTGGTATGCAGTAACCTGTGCATCCTTGCCAGAATCGGAGTAGATGTTTTTGGGTGTAACCGCCGCACCCCCAGAGGTATATGTTCGATCTATCCCCGCCGTCCAGTAAACACCAACAGCCGGTGTCGTTGCGGCTTCCGCCACCGTATGCGCGGTGACCCTGTGAATCAGCAGATCGTAGACATCGGAGTTGTTGGTCATATGAAGCGCGACCACCTTCGAGGCGGCGATACTGGACTCCGATGTAACGATATAAGTTTCACCCTCTTCGAGTGAGTTACTAGCCACAAAGCCGAGAGAAGCCGAGTCAACCTTGGCCTTGCCTTGTCTTGTAATTTTCAGGTCATTACCATTACCCGTGATCTTCATCTTCAGCTTCCCCTTCCTTGATTTCTATTCCTGTTTCGTTTTCAAAATGCAGAACCACGATCCTCAGTAGCTCCACGGTTTTTTCCAAAAGTTCTACTATTTCATCGTCCCTCCCCGGCGTGTAACTCATATCACCCACCAGTTAGAGCCATCGGCCTTGAAGTGGATGGCGTTGCGGGATTTCACATAGAAACCGCCTGAGCGGTCATCAATCATCTGCCCCGGCTTTGTCTCCACCAGAACCCCTCCGTTCACTGCCTTGACAATCACTCCGTTGTTGGCGTTGCCCGATGCCGTGTGCAGGGTCATCAGGCCCACGTTGTGTGCCAGCAAGAAACCATCACCAACCTTTATATCGTAGGCTCCCGTCCCGCTTGATACGATGTCGCCAAACACCGAGTCGATCATATTGTTAATCCTGACTACCGCCCGTTTGTTGCTCAACATGAGCGGGGTCATCCTTCTCTCGTCTTCAGCCCCCATTCAACAACCTCGCCGCTACCTTCTTTGGATTAGGGACCTCGAAGAACTCCTTGGACTCCGGGTCCATCTTCTGTTCCGCTTGTCTGCGCCTGTATCGTTTGCGGCTCTTCTTTTGGTACGCATCGATCTTGGCATCACGGGCCTTACCCCATTCGGTATCTAGGTCACCGGGGTCACCGCCAGATGATCGTACAGTTCTTGTGGGGTGGCTTGCCCAATAGTCTTCACCCCAATTATTATCAGGCATCACCTTTATCCCCTATCAGGTCAACATACTCCCCGGTTGCCGGGTCAAATTTCTGCCTCTCCTTTGGGGGTTTGTCCTCCCGATCAAATGCCTTGATCCAGTTCGGATGCGTTCCGTCCTTAACGCTCTTTGCCATGCACGCCTTCTCCCGGCAGTAGTCCCTGAAAGACTTGACCCAAGGCTCGTAGTCGGTCACCCACATTTTTCCGCAGTCCGGGCATTCGATGCTTGCGTAGTTGTGTTTGGTTTTAACCATCTAACACACGGCCCTTGGGTTCGCTTGCTGGCATACCCTCCATCCTTTCGTTTCTCGCATTTTTATAGCTGGCTCTCAAATTGGCCTAACCGTTCCCCTATATTGTTGACATACCGCCTCCGCATTTCATCTTCACCGTACCCAACAAACTTGTCATCCTTGTCAAACCAACCCGCTGACCCCCAACGATCTGGCTGGTTTGTAATATTATTGTACCGGCTGTACTCTGGCATCGGATCGCCTATGTTCATTGGGGTCGCGAAACGCCTCCTGTTTCCTGCGTCCTCTACCTCCGGGGGTCCATAATCAAAGGACCACGGAATCCTTTGAGAGGTATAGCCCCCAGCTTGTGTGAAGTCTTGAAATGATCCCGGTGTAGGACCGGGCGGGGCTGACAATTGTTGCGCTAGCTGTGCTTGTTGTGCTTGTTGTGCTTCCAATGCAGGGGGCTGTGTCCACCACTGCCCTTGGTTACCGACCTGATTAATAGCGGAAGGCTCATACGGGGTATGCGATCCGAACCTACCGAAACTAGCTAGGGTTCCGGGATTGAGGTCAACATTAAACTCGTTTGCAATTGGCATTACTTCTTGCCTCCATTGGTTGGTGTAGGTTTGTTTTCGGCAACGTACCGAGCCACTTCTATCTGTCCAGCCACCTTCTCCCTTTCAATCCCCAGCTTCGCCTCCATCTCCCGTTCCATGAGTTCAATCTTCAAAAGCATCTCTCTCTCGGCAAGCTCGTGCGCCTTGATAGCCTGTTGCTGTTTCAGTTCCATCTCGGCGGCGGCCTCCTGCGCCTTAAGCTCCAACTCCTGCTGTTGGTTGGCCTGCTTGCTTTGCAGTTCCTGTTGCATGGCCTGCGCCTTTATCTGGCCCTCCTGCTGTTTCATCTGGAGGTCGGCCTGTTGTCCTTGTTGCTTCATCTGCTGGTCCTGCTGTTTCATCTGCATATCCGCCTGCATCTTCTGGCCTTCCATCTGCATCTTCTGCTCTTCCGGGCTGGGCCTCTTCTGCCCTTGGTCAGCCTGCTCGGCATCCATCTCGTTGAGCGCATCCTCCACTTCCCTCCCGAACCTGAACCGCCGTGATGCCGCCATGACCATAGACTTCGCCGCCTTGGCTGTGAGGTAGCCAGCCTCCACTGACGGGCCGATCCCTTGTACGAACCGGGTGAAACCTTCGAGGAACTTCACGACCTCCTGCTGGTCCTCCTGTTGCGTTGCCCGGACGGTTGAGTCCGTTTCGATGTCAACACGGTACTCCCGCAGTGCATCGGATCGCATGATCTTCAACATCTCCGGGGTGGCTTCCCTCCCGGTCATTAACTGGATGGTCTGCGGTGAAAATTTCTCAGAAATGATTTCCGCCTTGATCCGAATGATGTCCCGGACGTAGCGTGCCACAGCCTTCTGCCTTCTCGATATTCTTTGCCCTCCCCAGTTGGCCTTGATCTGTTGCGCTCCTTTTGTTTCTCTCGGGTCGGTAGTTCCTCGCATGATGTCGGAGATTCCGGTGATCTCATAGATGAGTACCTTAAGCTGGTCACGCTGGTTGTACAGGTTCACCAACACTGCCGATGCCTGCTCAATAGGCCAGAAGAACACGGCGTTCTTCAAGCCGCCTATATCGTTAAGTCTGTTTACGTTCTCTGCCGCTATGAGTTCGTTCTCGGCACTGTTCTTCAGCTTGTCGATCTCTGGGATGGTCCCATCGTAAACACCGATGAGCCGCAACCCTTGGATCAGTTTGTTAATCCGGGCCGTCACTCGATCAAGTTCATCTGCTTGGTCTTTGTACAAGGTATACTCGCAGGTGGGCACGAGATTTGTGGTGTTTTCAACTGCGTAGATTGGGGCAGGCATTGGGAAGAAGTCTTTGAGGTTGAGGTTGTCGTCCTCAACTTTAAGTGGTGATAGCTTGTACGATTCTGCAATGAAGTAGATTTTCTTGTCGAGCTTCGACCAGATTTCCCATACTGAAATTTTCTTGAATATGTCTGTCTCTCTTTGTTTATCGGTGAGTCTGTCGTTCATCTCCACGTTCAACTGCATCGTTTCAACTTCGTCACCGGCGGGACCGTCCTTGAAGTTCTTCACAAGATCATCACGGTTGAGGTGATGCTCAAATGCAACCCAATCAACATCCCCCCACACCCGTGCCGGGTCATGCAGGAACCTGTCCCATTCCACATTCTCACACATGACCTCTTCATAGGAGAGCTTCTTGGTGGCAGGGTCCATCGTGTATTGCAGGCCGCTGTCCTCATCGTACTCCGATCCTTCCGGGTACTGGCTTTCAAACTCGGCCCCCTCTTCGTAGGGGTTCAGGTATCTTTTTCGTTCTGGAATTTCTTGATAGGAAGGTTTGTATCTGACTCTGATAAGCGGACGGCCCACAAGGACGTAGTCCAGTACCGCCATGTCCACTGTCTCATCGAAGTTGTAGGCATCGAGGGAGTAAGCCAGCGCACGCTCTAATGCTTCCGCCACCTGTTTGCCGACAGGGTCCTCGTCACGGAACCGCCTGCGGACATCTGGCTTTGGCGTAGAGTTGTACAGGGCTGGGCGAAGCGTTTCCACATTGGCCCACAGAATATTATGCTGATGCGCTCTGCGATCCGACCCGGTCCCGTTATATTTTTCTATTACATTCCCGGCTGTCTTCTGCCAATCCCTGACAACGGCACGGGACAGGTCAAGCTGGTTGATCCAGAAGGTTACTATCCGCTCGTCACCCTCGCCGGGTAAATCTTCAACTGTCTCAATTGCCCCGTCTAGAGGGACATCCGCTCTTGACTCGTTGTACTCAGCCACAGTATTACTACCAATTCTCGCTTGTTGCCTACCGAACTACTCTTAACCTGAAAATGGAACCCCGAACCCGGTTGAAACATATAACTCCGTGGTGATGCCGCTGGAACAGATCGCGCTGAACCATGTCGGACCCGGTGGTCGAACCAGATGAGCGTGCAACCCTGCGCCAACCACGAACCCGCCAGTGATCGATGCCGATGTCGTTGCGCTTGCGCCCATGTTGACAAAGCACGGATCACCTCCTTGATTGTACACATCGAGGTTCGCCTGATAATTCGCACCAATTGACGTTAAAGATATAACGCTGGTTGTAGCCGTTACCGACATCACCTGCGTGGCCTTCAACGGCAGTGGGCTAAATAAGTTAATGTCCATGCTACCAGTTCTCCTGTTCGACTCGCCGTTTTGTGATTGAATTCCTTATCTCGTCAAAGCTCCTGTCTAAACCAAACTTCGGTCCTTCCATCGCGTTGTCCCTCGCTCCCTTCGTCATCGTATCCAACATCCTCCCAAAGATCGCCAATGTGTCTACCTGATCGTCCCACTTCCCCGCAGGGAAACGCAATAGCTCGTGAACAATCTTCCTCGCCCATTCGGTACGAGGTAGGAACACTTTCCCCTGCGCCCATCGTCCACGAATAGCCTGTGCCCTTGCTACCTTGTCCCTTGACGAGGCGTATTGAACACGGTGGCAGTAAACCTTTTCCTCCTGTTGCCGTTTTCTGATCAGCGAGTTGAGGCTCTTCTGTATCTGCCCCTTTTCTTCGCCCCACTCTATTGTCTTCCATTGTCGCATCAAATCAAGTAACTCGTCAATCCATTCCTCCGGGTCTGACTGTTCGCGATACCAATCAACAATGTACAGGTCATCATTTGGATCAACGCCTGCAACTCCGTGGACGGTGTAGTCACCACCCTCCTCCGTGACTGCATAGTCGCTGGCTCCGTAGTACCGGAGGTGCTTTGGCTTGATGTCGTACCACTGTATCCAACTCTTCTGAAAGTACGACCCCCCTTCTGGGACAGGCTCCTGCTGGTATAGCGCGGACCAATCTCTCGGACCAACAACCCTTCGGGTTTGCTCCAGTTTTTCTTCATCGAACCATTCAGGCCAGAGTGCCTGACCGTCCTTATCGATTGCTGGGAGCTTAAGGACCTCCCACTTGTCGCCGCCTTTCGTTTCTTCTTCGAGCAGTCTCCCGGCTAGGTCATCATCGTGCCACCGGGTCATTATGATTATTATCGCCGCCCCCGGCATCAGCCTAGTGTACGCCGTAGAGGTGTACCAGTTCCACACCTTTTCTCGGTCCAAGTCCGAGTCCGCCCTCTCGTGATCCTTCACCGGATCGTCTATCAGTAACACATCGCAACCGAACCCGGTTATCCCCTTACCCACCCCAGCGGCCTTGTATATGGACCCAGTAGTCGTATTCCATCGCCCTATAGCCTTAGCATCTGGTCGGAGGTAAACATCAGGGAAGACCTCTTGGTAGCTTGGGTCGGCAACGATGTCCCGCACCGCCCTGCCAAACTCGTCCGCCAGTTCCGTGCTATGCGAAGTAGCAATGATCTGCCTCCCCGGATTCTTGCCCAAGTACCAGCCTACAAACCGTTTCGAGGCTAGTTCTGATTTCCCATGCCGTGGTGGCATGAAGATCATAAGTCGGCTAATTTCACCGCTCTCGACCCGCTCCAGCCTATCCGCAATCAACCTGTGATGTCTTGCCGTAGTGTAGACCGGCAGGGTGTATTCAGTGAAGTCGATCAGGGAGTGGCTTGCCCTTCTTTTTCTTCGCTCCTTGCGAAGCTCCAAAAAACTCCGCTTCCGCTTGCTTAATTCTATTGTCGAGTTCATCGTCACTTAATTTATCAAACTCTCCGGGCGCACCGATCTCCTTGCGCTCAATGAACATTCCAAAATACTTAGCCAGCATCTCCAGCCCCTTCACCTTATCCCAGAATTGTATCTTGTAGGCCATACCATTGCCGTCCGGTAGCTGGAATGTTGTAACCTCTTTGATGGCGGCTCGTGCTGATTCAGGGATGTCGCTTAGGCTTTTAACGGTGACTGATCCGTCCTTGTCGATGGTACAGATGTCGGTGATGTTCAGGAGGGCTATCGAGGCTATTTCTTTGATGATACGCTCTTGGGTGATCCCGGTTTTAGTTGCAAGGACCTTCAAGCGTGCTTGCAAGTACCCTTGAATGTGGGGTTTTGTAAGGTTCTCGTACCCCATATAGCGTGCGGTCTTAAGGGAGTATCCAGCTTTGATACAAGCGTCCGTAGCGTTAAGGCTAACTAGGTATTCATCACAGAACTTCTTTTGCCTCGGGTTTAGGTCATTCATTTTTTTGACCCCAGCCATTGGTTACAGGTTTGACAGAGTATTGCCTTCCGGGCCTTAATGTATATCTTCACAACGTCATGCTTCGCTTTTATACATGGATGTGTTTTCTTTTTCTTCAGGAATGTTTTCTTCCATTTGGTTTGCTTCGGCTTAACGCTCATCAGGTCAGTCATGCCCGCGATTCCGAAATGGTTAAAAAGTATCCCCCTACAGACTTATCCGACCTCGTAACAGACACCAAGTCTAGCCCACTAGAATCGATCATATCATAAAACGCAGAGATGGGCTTGTCGGGCCTGCTATCGTAGGGAATCTCCGAATCAAAAAAGACGAGCTTATCAAAAGGGCGAATCTCGTGGATCACCATAGTGGCCTTGTTTGATAAGAATACTTTGATATTGCTATAGAAGTCCTTATGTATTCCCCAGCCCCTGTCGTTGGGTCTAAGGTCATCTTGCATATGCTTGCCAATAGGATGTTGGGATGAAATATTAAAATAGTTCGGGGGATTCCCCACCACGAGGTCAAGGCTCCCGTGTAGTGACGGCGGGATGTTTTTTAAGTTGTCGGACACATAATATGATATGGCTTTTGAGTATGAGTAAGGGAATCTTTGAACGCCGTAGCGCAGGCTGTCCTCGTTAATATCGGCAAGCACCAGACTATCACACAGCCCCTCGTTTAATAACGCCCTCCCAATGTATCCGGGGCCAGCGCACCACTCGAAGCAGACGCGAAATTTTCTCTTCAGTGATCTGATATGGGAAATAAAAAAAGGGGCCAGTAGTTGTCCTCCGCCATCGTAGGGGGACATGGCCTTAAGCACCTCAAGCCCTTTTTGAATGGGGTCAGTTTGGTGGGCAACCATGTATTTCCCTCAATTCCTCTAATTCGTTCAGGAGGTGGTTGACCAACTGTTCCTCCGGGGGCATAAGTACCCACGCTGGGTGGTTGAACTTATATGCATACTTTTCTGCGTCCCGCTCCATGTAAAGCCTGTTCAGGGCCTCGATATGCTTGGTCAGAACTCGACTGTATTTTTTCACAATTCCCCCGGCAAGGCTGTCCCGCTCGTTGTCTATAATTTCATCGTTACCTTCGTGACTCATAACTCTCCTTTCATTCGTTTGCCGAGCCAGAGCCACTTGCCGTCACTCTTCCACATGACCCACTCCGGTTCCCGCAACGTAAAATAGCAGATTACATTATCGCCGTAGCCCACTGTCCATCTAATATACTCGTCCTCTTTAGGTTTCTTACAATCCCCAAACCTTCTGATCGCTTCAACGTAATACCTGTACGCTATATGGGGGAACCATGCTATCAAGTGTCCGGTTCCTTCTTCTATTTTCCAATCTATAAGGGTGTCGCCCGATGGCTCCCCCTCCGCTGTACGTGTCATCACCCCGGAAAACACAAACGTATCGCTGGGAGCCATCAGGCCCCAAAAACTAAGGACCGCTATTATAAATCTCAGCCTGTTTAACATATTTTTCCGCCAGCCTCCTCCACTTGATAAACAGGATATTCAATTCGGGCCTTTCGCAGTCTCGGACATCGTAGCGTTCCACCACGCAGGTAGGCTCAAACGGGACCGCATAAATTTTAATCTGGGGGCCTGTGGATTGGTGAGCGCACCCGGCTCCCATTATCGTCATCAGCAAGCTCCCGCAAAATATTTTCAGTTTCTTCATCAAACTCCTTTTCCATCTCCGCCCCCGCCTTCCACTTGCGGAGCGTGTCGATTAATTTTCTATTTGATTCTTCTATCTCCTGCTCCAGCTTGCCAACCCTCCGCACCTGACGCAGTATCCAGAATAATGCCGCTACCACGCCAAGCGCAATGATCGTCCCGATGAGGCTCATCTCTTTTTCTTATCCATACCCGCCTCTTTATTTTCATTGTGGAAAACATTCAGCGAGAGGTAATTTAAGATGGGGTAAATTTTATTCAGAATAGGAATTTTATGAGCGTAACGGTCACGCATTGTCATGGTGACCATGCTTGCCACCGTCACCACGGTACTGATTTCCGTCCAGTACGGGCACTTCATAAAAAATGCTACCATTCCTTCCATGACGTTTCTCCTTAGCAGTTTATGATATTCAGCATGAATGCAGATTGGCCTTTTAATCGAAACATGAATTCCCGATACCCGGCGCGGCTGGCCCGGAGGCAATCGTCCTCAAACTGTTCACCCACCAGTATACAACCCTTCGTGTTGGCCTGTCTACCTACCGCCTTGTCATCGACCCCGTAATTCCCCTTGTGAAATAATATCCCGGAGCGGTTGACTACATGGGTCACCTCGTATGTGTAACCGTGCCTCTGCGAATTGTACTCGGCACAATAGTACTCCCCGTCAGGGATGCAACTAACATTTCTCCGGTTATCTAAAAACGGGGGTTCAATCGTCAACGCGAACGGGGCTTCATTCTCTTCCATAATAACGCCGAATGTCCCCCGCTCACCTGTCGATACTCTCTTTAGGATTATCGTTTTCATTTTTCCCCTCTTCTCAAAAATCTGAATTGATGGTTACCAAAATGTTATGAGTTTACCGTTGTCCCGCACAAGGTGGCCTTGCAGGGTTATCCGGTATTCATCTGGAACGTACTCCTTGTAACACGAAATGCGATGCACATTCGTACCGGGGTGCAAATACATTTTTCCTTCTTGATATTCAACGTATTCGTCTTTACCGCCGATCTTCATATCCATGCCCCCGCCCCCCGTGGGGAGCTTGATGGCAATGGTAAAGGCTTGCGTGTCTTGATCGCCCAGCCCCAGAGTGTTGTGGGGAAGGTCAACGTGCCATGAACCGGACATGGACAGGAACTGCGGGTCGCTCGGGAAGACATGGAACCCCGGCAGGGCAATGTTGTGGTCGAAAAAAACAGGTTCGCCTAAAATGACGGAAAACATTTCCCTTAGCTCCTTGTACATAAAACCGAGATGCTGTGACAGGACCAAGTTCTTTTCCTTCGCTCCTTCAAAATAGGCTGGCGTGTTGCCATCCAAATAGACAGCCTTGCCGAGAGTATAAAATTCCATATTCGGTGCGCGTTTGTCCCAGTGGTCGCGGAGCAATTGCACCGTGTCAAATATTTTTTCAAGATCAAAATGTGTGTCGTAAGTTTCTACACGCAGTTTCATAGAATCACGGATTGCCTTAGAAA